GGTGATTGCTTCGTCAGCGTAAGCCTGTTTTAAAAGGCCAGCCGCCGCTTGCGTGGTTTCTGCTGTAAGGGCCATGGACGTATTCTCCTTGGAATTGAATTAGTCGGAACCGTAGTTCCGTACTTCATCCAACCGCCAAGGTAGTGCAATACGCCAAGGTTGTGGTAGGGTCGCTTGGGGCGTTCTTTCGGGTGGTGTAATACGTCCTACTCGAAAGCTCTAGCGACAATAAATCTGGTTGCGAAAGATCAAGCTACAAAACAACTATAACAGACATTTCCAGTTTTGTCCAGCCCTACAGGCCAGCCAACGTCTGAAAATGTTTGTCGTATTCCTTCTCCGTCAGGTGCTTCTTCTTCGATACTTCCACGCTCGCCGCAGGAGCTTTGTGCGCCGGATTGGTCTTGTCTTTTAACTCCTGCAATTTCAGCTTCTGGATCTTGTCCAAAGTCTTTTGCCCGAACCGCTTCACAATCGCGTCCGGCTCCATCTTGTCGATGATCGAGTGTAAGCTCGTCCAGTATTGCTCGGAATACACCGACATCGCCTGTTCCGCCGTCAGATGTTTTCCGAACCGACGAAACGCCGCCCGCATGTTCTGGATGCAAGCGTCCATTGTCGCCTGAGTCTGAGGAATGTCGGGGTACTTCTTCATGGCCGTAATGATCTCGCCAGAGACTTGAGCCATGAGCTTTTTATTCTTCTCAGCCTGAACCGCATCCTGTTCCTGCTTCTCGCGCTGTTCTTTCCACGCCTTCAACTCGTCGCGCTCTTTGGCGGCGGCCCGCGCTTCCCGCTGTTCAGGCGTCAACTTCTCGTCGTCCATCATTTCCTGTACAACGCCAAGAGCAAACCGTTTAACATCCACGTTGATGTCGGGGTCTGCCAGCACTTCCCGCAACCCCTGCGGAGTCTTGAGCTTCGCCATCAGTTCAGCCGCGCCCTTCTTCGCTTGCGTCGCGTCTTTAATCGTCTGGTCGGCATACAGGGCCTTCTGTAAGACCGCCTTTAACTGATCCTTGTTCGCAAACTTGATCTTCTGCTTCTGTCCCTTGACGTCAAGCTCAACTTCATAGGGATCATCGGCAACAGGCGCGGGGGGATCAACGAGCGCGGCGGCTCCTTCTGATCCTGTGGGAACGGGCGCGGGTTTCGTCGGCTCGGCAACAACGGGCGCGGGTGCGTCAGGCATTATAAAATCCTCCTATGGATTCCGTTTCATATACCAGTTGTTGCATCGTCATCAAATGCGGCCTATTCCAACATCCATTTACAGCACACCTATGGTTTCGCTCGTATTTTACCGGGAGAGCATCTGTCAAGATTTTGCATTTATCAGGAGGAGGAACGACAATTTTTTCAAGATATACCTCTCTGAGTAAATCACTAACGTTGCTCATGCGTGTATTTCCTCCTTGGTTCTGTTATAAACAACAATCCGTACATCAGTTCCAATTCGCTCTACCGACAACATAGACGAAACCATAATCCCAATCTTGGCGATTTCCTCGGCAATTATTTCCTGCATTTTTGGCTGAATTTCTTTTTCTACACGTTTTGCAATCTGATCGTTAATCGCATCCTTGACTATTTGCAAAAACTCGTCATTATTGGGGCCGGGCATAAGATCTCTCATGCGCGTATCGCTCCTTGAGGTGATGGATTAGAGGCGGGCGGGGGAATCGCAACCGTCGGATTCATGCCGCCTTTCATCGGAACTCGTTTCTTTAACGGGGCTTGCGTGTGTAACGGCTGGCCTGGCTGTGGGACTGGTTTCATGGGCGGTCTGGTGTTTGCGCCCTGCGGCATCGGTTTCTTCATCGGCATCGGCGGACCCGCATGACCTGCCGGAGGAGGAGGCGCACCGCCCGCTGGGCCTTGAGGAAGTAAATGCAACACGCCAGCCAGAATAGGCCGCGTCTTAATGCACTGTTGCATCAGCTGTTCGTGCTCGGCAATGTGCGTAAGCGTGTTATTGACTATCGTCGCCGCCTTCGGATCGTCAGAAACGCGCAAGTCCGGACTCGCCACCACGCGCCGATGTTCCGTGATGTGCAGAGGGTGATCGTCACAAATGATCGCTTTAACGGGCATCCCGTCCTGTAGCCGTTCGTTCTCGCTGTGAATCTCCATCATCTCGTCGTGCGGCCCGGAGGTGATCGCATCCAATGATCCCGTCTCAATCACTTCAAGATACTGGCGGTTGTCAATCCCGTTCGGACCGCTCAGAAGATCCTTCGCAATCTCGATCTTTCCGGCCTCGGTGTTCGCATACGCCGACCCCAAATTCATCGTAACACGGTCAATCATGTTTACGTCGGAACCGTAGAACTCTTTCAAATACGCCTTGTTGCCTTTGCCAGCCACTAAACCCGTCCGCGAATCTTCAGGATGGTCTTGAAGATCGTGCAGAACGCCCGTCGCTAAATCCGCGCAGTATTGCGCCCACGACTTCGCAAAGCGAGAATTGAACCTGATCGCCCGCGCATCTTGTAACGCGCTCTGGCTTCCGCTTGTGATGTTTTCGTCCGTCATGCCGCGCAGTTGCGCGTTGACTCCCGCTAAGACTTCCATCCTCTGCACAATCAAAGACCGAAACGCCTGCGCTTCCGGCGGGAACTCCACCAAGTTCAAGGCCTTTGGTTCGCCCGCCTTTGCGTCGTACTTCAAGAGGTTCATTGACCCGATCAAATCCGCCACACCCAGGTTGCACCCGTCAGGAACGAGGATGTTCGATACCAAGAAATTGCTCAAGTTCGTCGCACAGCCGCCGTCAATGATGTCTAAGACCTGCTGTAACGGCAACAAGTCAAACGCCACCGTGTATCCGAAGTTGATCGAATCGACAGGCGCAGGCATGTTCGTGTAGACGGGGAACTCCCGATATTCCAAGTGCTGATCTTCTAGCCAGGTATCAGAATCCAGATAGAAAATCTGCCGCCCAAACGGAAGCGCGGAAGTCTGCTTGTGGAACGCCAGAAAAAGAGGGATGAGGTCGGACTTCTCGCCTCTTGTGGCGGTAATTCGAGTGTTATCCCAGTCAGTAGCAATGGACTTCTCACAGATGTCTTTCGCCTTGTCCGGGTACTGAGCCGCGAGGTCAAACTTATTAACGAAGAGGCGAACGATAAACCATTGGTTATCTTTGAACTGCTGAATGTGGATGTCACGGATGAGGTTGGTCGGGTTAACGTCCAGAAACTGTATGTCTCCCTTGCGGTAAATCTTCTGGTCTTGCGTATCGACAAATTTAAGTTCCCCCAAGTTCTCATTGAACAGCTTGACCGTCGTGCCTTCTCCAAACAAATACCCGTTCTGCGCTCCAGCGTCACAGACCTGCCCCATCCCGCGATTGTTCACGTAATCGTTCAGGATGCCTTTGGCCAGCGTGACCTGCGCCGCCGTCGAATAGTCGTTATTGACGGGTTGCGGCTCAAAGGAAAGTTTGTCCTGCGTCGTCAGGCCGATGATGTGATCAATCAGATTACGGAATTCGTTGATCGGTAAATTCAGCAGTTCGCCTTCGACGCCGCCGCGCGACACCGAACCAAGCGTAATGTATCCGCGATTGTATTGCTCAAAGACCATCCGCCACATCGCCATTTTCCCGGTGGCGTTGCAGTACTCATAGTATTCCGACGCTTTCCGTACAAGCGACTGAATACATTCCACCGTCGGCTTGCACCAGTAATATTCGTCGAGCTGTTTGCGAAGCTCGTCCTTCTTCTGCGGCTGGTCCTGCTCGTCTTTGGTAGCGATGTCCTGCTGCGTGTCGCCCGTCTCGCCATCGCCGTTCTCTGTGGCCGGAACATCCGGCATTTCGGTTAAGTTCATTTTTCCCCGCCTTCTGGATCATGCAACAGATATTTCACTTCGTTTTCGACATCTGGATATTTTTCTCCTATAGTCGAAGGAGCCGCTAGATACTTTAGGCAATAGACAAATGTTTTATCAGGCATTGGCGTGTGCGCTAGGTAGTAAACCAGAAGCATGTGCATAATATGCGTCATTCGCTCGCCACCCATCCGGCGTCAATTCCGCAGACGCCGCATCCCTTCTTGATTTCTTTCCATGCGATCTTCTTGCCAAACTCAAAGTAGATCGGAGATTCCCGGCGGCAGTTCAAGCATCGGCATTGAAGCTGATAGAACTTCGACGTTGCTTTCGGAACCACGGTCTTTAATTCAGCATCCGTCGGTGGATTCGGCTTACCCCAGCTCATAGGCCCCCCATCGGCATCTGCTCGCGCTTCTGCGCGTTCCATCGGTCTTTGCCAAACACCCGCTCAAGAACGCGCCCCTCCTGCGTGTGCGGCCTTGTGTTCCAGTCCGGCGGGTAAATGAAGTCCTTCCCGTCGAAGATGACGCCTTTCGATAAATCGTAGTTGATCGGAAACGGATTCACTTCGGTGCGGATGTTTCGGACAAGATAGATCAGAGCATCCAGCGCGTCCATGTGCCCCAGAGCTACGGAACGGCCATAGTCCTTCTTTAATGCGTCCTTCCAGAAAGCGCCATGTAAAGTAGCGATCAGCAATTTGCACGAAGGATCGATTAAAATACGCCCTTGCCCGAATAAGATGCGAACCTTGTTTAGCCATTCGGCCTTCTGCTCTTTGTCCGTCGCGTTGAGGTGAATGTCGTGAAGCTGAGACAGATCGTTAAGCAACATAAGATTGGAGTTATCGGACCAATGCTGAACGCGGCTGGCGTTGAGATCCCAGCCCAGCTCAGCGACGGCAGAACGATACTGGTCAGCAAAATGATCGGTGCGCACTTCCGAACCGCTGAGAGCAAATTCGCGCTGGATAATGATGCGACTCTTTGGGAAGTCGTAATAGCCGAACAGTGCAACTGTTTTATCAGCCACTCCCAGATCCGCGCCGGATGCCTTGTATAACTCGGCGTAGTAAACGGGTCGCGCTTGTGCGTCCGGCACCCTAAGCACATGCAGTTCACTGTTGAACTCCGGCACGATAACAGCCGATTCGTCGCGGATAAACTCCGCCATGAACTCCCGCTTGAACCGCGCCGAGTCTTTGCCATCTATGCCGACCTCGCGCATCGCTTCCGCGATTTCGCTCTCGCTGTACCCGGCGTCGTATACAGTAGCATGCCAGTAGCTATCGGTTTGCTTGGC